ACGTAGAAGAGGGTGGTGAAACGGAGTTTTTATATTACCCTAGAAGAGTTGAGGCTAGAAAAGGTAGAACAATATTATTTCCAGGTTCATTTACTCATGTACACAGAGGCAATCAACCTCTATCAGGGACTAAGTATATTTTAACGGGTTGGTTGGAGTATTAAATATGAGTGAGGTTAATTTAGTAGGCGTGTCCTCATTTCGTGGAGAGTTGTCAGATAGAACAGCAGAAGAGGCCATAGTTTATATGGCAAGAGTATCAAACCCCAGCAATCAAAACAACTTTGAGGATTCTGAAAAACTTATACGATATCTAATTCAAAACAAACATTGGTCACCATTTGAGATGGTCCATGTTGTCATGGAGATACACACAACAAGAGATATAGCAAGACAAATACTTAGGCATAGGTCGTTTTCGTTTCAAGAGTTTAGCCAAAGATATGCAAATCCAGTTGAGAGTTTATCACATCAACTTAGAGAGGCAAGACTACAAGATAATAAGAATAGACAGAATAGTATAGAGTCGGATGATGAGGGTTTACAGAGTGAATGGGAAATGAAACAAACCTCTGTTATGAATAGTGCCGTAGAGGCATATGAATGGGCGATTAAAGAGGGTATTGCAAAAGAGCAAGCTCGTGCAGTTTTACCAGAAGGCATGATGGAGAGTAGATTGTATATGGCTGGTAGTTTGAGGTCATGGATACATTATTGTGAATTGAGAAGGTCAAATGGCACTCAGAAAGAACACATGGAGGTTGCAGAACAATGTTGGTCAGAGATAGAAAGAACATTTCCAAATGTTACTAGGGCAGTATATTGAGAGAAAGAAAATATTTATGGATATAAATTTAGAAAAAGATAAATTGTTTGACCCTCTTGGTCTTAAAAGACTTAGAGAATCTTATATGATGGAAGAAGAAACATCACCACAGGAGAGATTCGCTTATGTATCAAAAGCTTTTGGGTCTGATAAAGACCATGCCAGTCGCCTTTATGATTACTCTAGTAGCCATTGGTTATCTTTTTCTACTCCCGTTTTATCTTTTGGCCGTAGCAAGCGTGGTTTACCTATTTCTTGTTTCCTGCCTTATTTACATGATAGCAGAGAGGGGCTGGTCGCTACTCTTTCAGAAGTAAATTGGTTATCAATGTTAGGTGGCGGTGTTGGCATTGGTCTTGGTATTCGTTCAAGTGATGACAAGTCAACTGGTATTATGCCACACCTCAAAACATATGACGCCTCTAGTTTAGCATATCGTCAAGGTAGAACTCGTAGAGGTTCTTATGCAGCCTATCTTGATATATCACACCCTGATATCATACAGTTCCTAGAGATGAGAAAACCAACAGGCGACCCAAATGTAAGGACACTAAACTTACATCATGGTATAAACATCACAGATAAATTTATGCAATTGATTGAAAAAGCCATGGTCGATAAAAACTTTGATGACACATGGGAACTTACAGACCCACATTCAGGTGAGGTCAAAGATACAATATCAGCCAAGAAGTTATGGCAAAAGATATTAGAAACAAGAATGATGACTGGTGAACCTTATTTACATTTCATTGATACAAGCAATCGTGCGATGCCAGAGTTTCAGAAAGAAAAAGGTTTAAGTATCAAACAATCAAATCTCTGTTCAGAGATTATATTACCAACAAACAAAGATAGAACAGCCGTATGCTGTTTATCATCTCTCAACTTAGAATACTATGATGAGTGGAAAGACAACCCTCTCTTTTTAAGAGATGTTGCAGAAATGCTTGATAATGTTTTACAATACTTTATAGACAATGCACCCGATGCTGTATCAAGGGCCAAATATAGTGCAACACAAGAAAGGTCTATTGGTATTGGTGCATTAGGTTATCACGCATATTTACAGAAACATATGTTGCCATGGGAATCACCAGAGGCACGCTCTGCGAATGTAGAAATTTTTAGACATATAAGGAAGAGTTTAGATGAAGCAAATCTGGAACTGGGTAAACTCAGAGGAGAAGCTCCTGATGCTATTGGTACTGGCCGTAGGTTTTCACACCTTATGGCTATTGCTCCCAATGCTAGCAGTAGTATTATTATGGGTAATACATCTCCTAGTGTAGAGCCATATCGTGCAAACGCATACAGACAAGATACTTTGTCTGGTGCATATTTAAACAAGAATAAATTTTTAGACAAAATATTGAAAGAGAGGTGTGCTGATGAGGATAGTTACAACGAGTCATGGAGTTCGATTATCGCAAACGATGGATCCGTTCAGCACTTGGATATATTGGATGACCGGCAAAAGGACATTTTCAAGACGAGTATGGAGATTGACCAAAGATGGATCGTGGAGCACGCAGCTGACCGACAAAATTACGTTGACCAAGCACAATCCATTAACTTGTTCTTTCGGCCGGACACAAATGTAAAATACCTACACGCAGTTCATTTTATGGCGTGGAAAATGGGCCTCAAAACATTATATTATTGTCGTTCAGAAAAGATTGGTAAAGCAGATAAGGTGGCGAAAAAAATAGAAAGAGAGGTGATCAAGGAGCTCGACATGAAATCAATTGTCGAGGGGAAAGAAGCGTTTAGAAACATCATCTATGGCACACCGACTTGCAACTTTTGTAGACTCGCAAAGGCAGAGCTCACTCGTAGAGGTATTGAGTTTGACTATATTGACTTGGTTGAGATAAACAAAACAGCTGCAGAGGTAACAGGGCGACCTGTTAAATCAGTCCCACAAATTTATTTGAGTGGTGAGTATGTTGGTGGTTATACAGAGATGATGAATATTCTAAATAACAAGTCGGATTCTTCCGATGATAGTGAATGTTTAGCCTGCGAGGGTTAAATGTCAGTAGTTAGTTCAACACCAGAATTACCAATAGAAGTAGTGAAAACAAAATCCGCATACTGGGTATTCGGATATATTTGTTGTTTTGGAGGTCCATTTAACACCTATCAACAAGCAGAAAACCACAGAAAGGCATTGTTAAAGAAATGGCGTACTCAGACAAAGTATTAGATCACTATAATAATCCAAGAAATGTTGGTTCACTTGATAAGAGTGACCCATCAGTTGGTACTGGTATGGTCGGTGCACCTGCCTGTGGCGATGTAATGAAGTTACAAATTAAAGTAAGTGATGATGGTATAATTGAAGAAGCAAAGTTTAAAACATACGGTTGCGGTTCCGCAATTGCAAGTAGTAGTTTAATTACCGAGTGGGTAAAAGGCAAGAACTTAAAAGATGCTGAAGAAATAAAGAATACAGCGATAGCAAAAGAGTTGTCGTTACCACCAGTAAAAATACATTGTTCTATTTTGGCTGAAGATGCTATCAAAGCTGCAATTAAAGATTATAAGAATAAATCTATTCAAGTAAATCAAGAAACACTTTAGGAGTTTTTATGTTAAGAGAAGAAAGGAATTACTTCAAGCCTTTTATGTACCCGTGGGCTTATGATGCGTGGTTAAAGCATGAGCAATCACATTGGTTACATACAGAAGTACCAATGGCAGAAGATGTAAAAGATTGGAAACACAAACTATCAAGTGAAGAGAAACAATTTCTCACACATATTTTTAGATTCTTTACACAAGGTGATATAGACGTTGCTGGTGGTTATGTAAAGAATTATTTACCATATTTTCCACAACCAGAAATTAGAATGATGTTGGCCGGTTTCACAGCTCGTGAAGCATTACATATTGCGGCCTATTCACATTTGATTGAAACTCTTGGTATGCCAGAGTCTACCTATTCAGAGTTTGCAGATTATGAAGAGATGAGAAACAAACATGATTATGTTTTAGATATTGCATCAAAGAATGGTACAAAAGAATCTACTGCTACACATATTGCAGTATTCTCCGCATTTACAGAAGGTATGCAGTTGTTTTCTTCTTTCATTATGTTATTAAACTTTCCAAGACATGGTAAAATGGCCGGCATGGGTCAGATTATTACATGGTCAATTGTAGATGAAACACAACACGCTGAATCTATGATTAAATTATTCCGCACATATATAGAAGAAAACCGTGAAATATGGAATGACGATTTGAAATCTAAAATATATCACATAGCAAGAAGAATGGTGGAACTGGAAGATAAGTTTATTGACCTTGCATTTAAAATGGGGCCAATGGAGGATCTTACAGCTGATGATGTAAAGAAGTACATACGATACATTTGTGACCGTAGATTAATTAGTTTAGGTCTCAAAGGTCATTATAAAGTGAAAAGAAATCCATTACCATGGGTTGAAGAGATGATTAATGCACCAACACACACAAACTTTTTTGAGAATCGTGCGACCGATTATGCAAAGGGTGCTCTTAAAGGTAAATGGGATGATGTGTGGGGTAAGGCTGCATAAATGAAGTTATTAGATTATGAGTGTGAAGAGTGTGATTCAAAATTCACAATAGAGTACGGCATAAGAGGAACAGAATCGGATCCAACATATTGTCCATTTTGTTCCTCTTATCTACAATATGAAGAGGACGATATAGAAGAAGAATGACTTGGCAATGGAATGGGCGTGACCTTACAGAAGATGACGCCGAAAAATATTATGGATTTGTTTATTGTATACACAATCTCAAAGAAAACAAAAGGTATATTGGTAAGAAGTTTTTTACCAAGGCGGGATATCGCCAAGTAAAGGGTAAAAGAAAGAAGACCAGAAAACCATCAGATTGGCCGACCTATTGGGGGTCAAATGATAAACTGATTGAAGATGTAAAAAGACTTGGTGAAGAAAACTTTCTAAGAGAAGTCCTGCATTTATGCGTAAATAGAAGTGATTGTGCTTACCTTGAACTTAAAGAACAAATGATAGCCAAAGTGTTAGAAAGGGATGATTATTATAATGATTGGTTGATGGTCAAGGTATCTAAAAAGAACCTAAGGTTCTTATCTGAAACGGAGCAAAGCTATCTATCCAAAAAAGATAAAAAATAATGGGTAAATATATCACATTTGC